CTTCTATGGCTTTGTCAGCAGACGCGGCGCTACCACTATTTAAATTAATATTACCACCATTAATATTAGTGCCAGAGCTTGATATTTCTGTGCTTCCTCCTGCCGTAAATAATTGTTGACCACCACTATTAAAATTACTTTTTCCGCCTGCTGTCAAATTATTACCGCCAGTGGTATTAATATTAAGATCTTTAGCAGTAGTAATAGCTGTACCACCGGCAGTATTAATATTAATATCATTAGCCACGGTGATTCCTAAAGCACCATTTAGCAATTGATTATAGTCGCCTTGAATAGATAAATTTGTTGCTCCAACAATAGTTTCGTTATGTGTGCCTTTAACACTAATTGTTCTATTACCAGTTACAATTATTGTTTTATTACCTACAACTTCTAACTGATGATTTCCACCAGCTTTAATATTAATATTTCTTACAGCTTCTAAATTAATATCTCTTCCTGCTAAAAAATTAAAGTCAGCATCTGTATGCATACTAATACTATCTTGAGCATACACATCTATTTTGCCATCGCTTGTCATTTCTATCCAACTAGTGCCCCTGCTATTAGTAATATAAATTAGATCTTCACTAGTATGAAATAGTATTTGAGCACCAGTACGAGTTCGTAGCCTGATTAATTCATTATGCGGACGAAGCGGATCGCCATCTGTTTCTCCGTTTTCAACACTAGCATATTCTGGAGGACCGCTACTAGCATCAGTTTTACGCAAATATTTGTTATGCCCATCATCCATAATAAATGTTTGGCCACCGAGGCGACTAACTGGTGCATTAGGCACATTAGCTTCTTTTGTTCCAACTAATCCTGTTTTTCCGTCCCTGTCAATTGGGCCCGGAGTGCTTATTCCGAATACAGTACTAGGCACTTCTCGTCTAGCACTACTAGTTGTAATTCCTCGAATGTCATCTAACAACAGTCCTTGATTGTCTAAAAATAATGCTAAAGGGTGTATTGGTTTATTAAATCTAGTAGGATCTTGCGGACCAGCATTGTCAGAAGATCTTTTATTATATTCTGTCACAGGAACTCTTAAATCTTTACCTTGACTATCTGCTGTTACAGAAAGTGTTGCATCGTCTGTTATAGCAAACTTTGTGGCAGCAATACCAGGAGTCATAAAATTCATATAACTATCGTCTTTAGGAACACAGCCTATCCAATAGCCTTTAGCTGGATTATTAGCTAAGAATATAACCAACACCGTTGAGCCTGGATCAGGTGGAACCATCCACATACCATAGCTTTTTTGTGTGCCGTCGTAATTACCGGGATTTCCAGAATCATCGGTAGTTTGACCGTATCCAGTTACACCCCAAAAAGGACTCATATAGTCCACAATTCTTGTTTGTGTACTAGAATTATTATTACCTGAACCTTGACGTTGAATCAATACATTAAGTCTGCCTAAATATTTGCCATCTTGATGACCAATAACTGTTGCTAAAAATGGGCCGACGGGTGTATCTGGATAATTTGTACTACTGTACATATTATCATTTGGCGCGGTATAGTTATTTCCTCCCATTGTATTCCTTTATGTTAATTACTTGAAGATTCTTCTTCAGACCCTGACGGATTGCCTTTATCTACTACAGGGTTAGTATTAAGATACTGAGCTTTTTCGACTGCCGAAGCAATCGCACTTCCAGGATTTTCTTGATCAGATCTTCTTAATGCTGAAATTATTTGTGTAAATTTTCCTTCAGACATACGATTCTCAACTTTTGTAATACAATACAATCCACTAAATCTAGTAAGTGGAGCTGATTGACTATTTGCTCCAAAATTATACATTCCAGTGGTTTGATTAATATCTATAGGAGTTCTGAAATTAACAACAATATCTACTTCTCCATTTTCATAATTCATAGTACCATCGGCATTTAAATTTACATATTGACTAGCCGACGACGTATAATTACCAGTTCCGCTGTGTGCAATATAATAAGGATCTCCCATAATTTCCATTCGGATATTATATACATCATATTCCATGGCCATTGCATCCACAAAAGCCTTGGCAGCTCTAGTTGCTGGTCGTTCTGTTCCTCCGCCACCGTGGCCATCCGACTTAAATAAACTACCGATATAACCTACAAAGCTACCAGTTCCTTGTTTGTTTACAGAATTTGATCCTAATCCAAGGTTAAGTGGTTTAGTAGAACTACCTTCACTACCACTAGCTTGCCTTTCATTAGTTTTACTATCCGAATTTTCTGTTCCAGCATCAGCTGGCATAATTTGAAAAAATGATTTGTTTACATCAATATTCAGACTTAAGATGTCATCATTTTTACCAGTATAGATATAATTATATTGCTTTGGAGCTTGCTGACTTAGTAAGTTAAATCCTGGTATTGCTTGACTCTGTGCTTTTAATCTGCTGGCATGCACTTTATAAGGCGTTACTTTATAAACATATAATCTAGGAATATCACCAGTAACTGAATCGGCTTTAGTTCCTAAAGGAAATACCCAAGGTCGTATACTCCACATGTTTCTATATCCTTCTGGACTTATAGAAGATGCATCTAGAGATGCCTTAGGGTAATCACTTTGCAAAATAACTTGTTTAATAGCATTAACAATATTAGTTTTTTGATCGAATTTAAAATTTGCCTTAGTTGGATCTCGAGTCAAAGCACCACCAAAGAAAGTTTTACTAGCATTATCATAAACTTGATCATCTCTTCCCATAGGAATATCACCTTCCCTGGTAGTATCAAATCCCATAGGAGCTGAACCTATTTCATTTAAATCACTAACTTGCTGAGCAAGGTCATTAGTAATAGTATTAGTTTGTAATTGAAATTTAGTTTTAATTGCATCAGATGTACTGCCGCTGGCACTTGGATCTATTGTCGCTTGTATAACTGTTTCTAAAAGTGATCCACCTGCTCCAATTGAGCTTCCTGAGTCGCTACTAGGATCATTAGGAAAATATATCAAATATTGATTAGGTTTTTCTTGTAAGCCTTTGTCTACTTTTTCTTGTTCAAATTTATTAAGAGCAACTTGTAAACTAAATTCCCCTGACTGCAATATTTCTCCAACAGTTGCTCCATCTGATGAAATATCAGTGTTAAACATTGCCGCGGCATCTGATAGCGCCATCATATTAGATGGCATACCTGAAATCGTATAAACACTCCCTCGGCCATCAACTTGCATTGACATATCTCTAATTTCAAAAGGAATATATCTTTTTGTATTAGGAATAGGAACCATTGTACCGTCTTCTTTGGTTCCCCTAAATTCAATAGCTATTAACCATATTGCAGATCTCCATGTATCATAACCTAGTTGATCAGCCGCGGACTGCAAGGATTCAAAAAACATTCCCATGCTGTAGGGTTCAAAAATTGTAAAATCTAATTTATAATTTCCTGTTAAATTTACATCTACCTGAGTAGCAACATCAAATGCCAAGTCTTGAAAGAAGAAATCAAATTTTCCATATGCAGTATTAATACGATTAGTAGGATCTGCATTGGCACTTTTACATATTAGTGTCAATGGTGCTCCAGCCATGTAAGTCTTATCAGGATTTGTTACTTCGTTATTACTTAAACATGCTAAACTTAATATGTAATCGTATGATGCATACGCATGTAAGGGGTTTTTAATAGGTAAATTTACGCCAGATAGAGTTTGAAAGAATTTTCCAAGACTACTAAATGCACCTGTTACACTATCTAAAAATCCAGAAAAACTTGAAGCCGAACTTGCATTAGAAACTGCATTGTTTACAGTATTACCTAAATTAGTAGCTGAGTCGATTACACCTGGAATGCCATCTAAACTCATATTATAGTCCTAATACAGATGTAAGGCCGCTACCTTTAGGAATATAAATTTGTACTCCAGGTACAAAATCAAAAATAGGATCTTGCAATACATCAAGATTGCGCTGTATAAAGACCCACCACAATGTTGCTTGTCCATACAGATCATATGCTAATAAATCTGGTCGGAAAGTATACTGACTTTCAATTGTATAAAGAAAATCATCAGCTTGTGCGGCTACCGGACGTATAGTTAATACATCTAAATAATTTTGTGTTATAGGTGTGTTAAACCAAGGACTGGTATTTGTGTAAGTAGCTGCCATAATTAAATGTACCCAAAACTGTTATTAAGATAGCCACCTTGAACAAATCTATCAAGGCTGAAATTACGAGCACTGTTTCTACTATATATCGGTTGCAAGGTAACTGAGAAGGTAGTCTTGGTTGGTACATGTGTAACTCCGCCGCTAGTTGTTCCTCCAAGACCAAACGTACCAGCTAACGCAGATACTTGGCCAACTCCGCTGGCAATAGTGCTAATGCCGCTGAAAATTCCGCTTGCTGTACTGCCTGCATCAAATAATCCTCCTACACTGCTTGCTAAACCAGAGATCCCATCTGCTGTTCCTTCTACTGCTCCGGCAGCACTACCGACAACGTTAACACCAATGTAATCGCAATTATTATCTAACTCTACATTCATGCTAGTTACAACAACTGGAATATTTTTAAAAACATAATTTCCGTAACCATTTAAGAATACAATAGGAGGAGGATTACCGGCTTTTGGATCAGTTCCTGCAAACATTTTAGTCAGGCTTCTTAAATAATGTACCATAGCGATCCAGTATAATCCTTGTGTAGTATCTTCTACAAACATAGGTGCATTGATAACAATTTTACCTGGTTCACTATTTCTATACGCATGAAATTGATAGTTAGAATGTACTGGAGAAACTGGTGTATAACTGGCAGCTCCGTGTATGTTAATTTTTGGAGTATATGGAAATATTAAACCGCCTGCATCAGTTAATGGTTTCAATACTGCGCTAGTGCTAAAACTGGGCCAAGTAGACATGCTTAATCTCACACGCCAATCGTTTGGATGCGGATCGCCTTTAAAAGCGGCTATGGATTGTAGTGTATCGCCTATTGCTTCGCCTGCCGATGGTAAATTGACAGCACGAATTGCGCTTGCAATATTGCCAGAAGCAAGCCCGGCGGCAACCGCACCGCCTATGTTGCTGAGAGTGTTGAATCCAGACGATCCAGCATCTATAATATTTGAAGCGCCTGCAAGTTGTGTAGGATCGAATAGTCCCATAATAAAGTCCTTTTGGTATATTATTTATTTGACTTTATTAAGTGCATACTTTATAATGTAACATCCGGAGAATTAATTAATGACAGCTAAAGTTAACTACCTAAATAACAAGGATATGTTATTAGAAATACACAGAAGTAAAACATCATATTGTAGTTTCACTGATCCCCAATATCATCAATATGATATAATTTTACCCAGTTTGGACAAGATTAATATTAGAAGCATAGCAGATGCTAAACGAGCAAAAGCCAAAAGATTAAGTCAGCTAGATTACGAAACCCGTAAAAAAGCAGGAGAAAAAGTCAAACAAGCAGACTGCGAAATTGATTATAAGAAAATAGCCAAGACTGATGTGGTATTCAGAATTATGAGTTTTGATCACATTCCGTTAAACAGTACAAGAAAAAAGAATCCTAAAAGTCTTGCCGATCATAGAGATAAGGTAAATTTTCCACCGTTCCAACATTGGAAATATAATGAAGCCAATGAACTGGTATGCGTGGGCAAAAGTCATTGGAAAGGTGATTTAGAGAAAGGTCATTTTGATAAAGATGCGGGCCAAATTACTCCAACTCTAGCACGAATGATGTTAAAATTATGTGAGCGTTATGCTACTCGCGGTAACGTTCGTGGCTATACATATAACGACGAAATGAAAGGTCAGGCTATTTTGCAACTAACACAAATTGGACTACAATTTGACGAATCAAAGAGTGACAATCCGTTTGCTTACTTTACTGCGGCTGTGACTAATAGTTTTGTTCGTGTTATTAATATTGAAAAACGTAATCAAAACATCCGCGATGACATTTTAGAAATCAACGGTATGAACCCAAGTTATAGTCGAACAGGCGCCGGAGAACATGCGGCAGCACTAAAACGAAATGAGGAAGCTAGTGAGTAATTTATTTAAACGAGTAGCTTGTTTTACAGATATACACTTTGGATTAAAATCTAACAGCAGTGTTCACAACCAAGACTGCGAAGATTTTGTCGATTGGTACATTGCAAAAGCTAAGGAGGAAGGTTGTGATACAGGTATCTTTATGGGCGATTGGCATCATAATCGCAATAGCCTTAACATTACTACAATGGATTATAGCCTTAGGGCCTTGGAAAAGTTGGGGCAGGCGTTTGATAACTTCTATTTCTTTCCTGGCAATCATGATTTGTATTACAAAGACAAACGGGATATACACTCTGTGGAATTTGGAAAGTATATACCTGGTATCACTGTCGTACATGAGCCTACTACTATTGGAGATGTCACACTCTGCCCATGGCTTGTTGGCGAAGAATGGCGAAGTGTAGGTAAAAAAGGTGGCAAATATATATTTGGTCACTTTGAATTACCCAGCTTTTTTATGAACGCTATGATACAAATGCCGGATCATGGTGAAATACAATTAGATGCTTTTAAAAATTATGAATTAGGTTTTAGTGGACATTTCCATAAACGTCAACAACAAAAAAATATGGTGTATATTGGCAATGCGTTTCCGCACAATTATGCAGATGCTTGGGACGACGAACGTGGAATGATGATATTAGAGTGGGGAGGGCAACCTGAATATCATAGCTGGCCAGATCAGCCTACATTCCGCACAGTTAAACTAAGTCAGTTAATTGACGAAGCAGATACTATTATTAAACCTAAACAGCATTTACGTGTTACATTAGATATCGACATTAGTTTTGAAGAAGCTAGTTTTGTTAAAGAAAAGTTTATTGCAGACTATAATATTCGAGAACTTACGCTAATTGCAGAAAAGAAAGATCTTGAAATTAACACAAGCATTGACATTCAAAGTTTTGAAAGTGTAGATCAGATTGTTAGTAGTCAAATTATAAACATCGAATCTGATCAGTTTGACAAAAATATATTGTTGGAAATTTATAACAGCTTATGAGCATAAAATTAAAAGAATTAACAGTAAAAAACTTCATGAGTGTGGGTAATCAAACCCAAGCTGTAAATTTTGCCCAGGAAAACTTAACGCTTGTACTAGGTGAAAATTTAGATCAAGGCGGAGATGATAGTGGAAGCCGTAATGGTACGGGTAAGACTACTATTGTAAACGCACTCAGCTATGCACTATTCGGCAATGCCTTAACTAACATTAAAAAAGATAATCTTATTAATAAGATTAACAATAAAAATATGTTGGTTACACTTGCGTTTGAAAAAGACGGCATGGACTATCGTATTGAACGTGGACGCAAACCTAACGTGCTACAGTTCTTTGTCAATGACCAAGCACAAGAAACTGAAGAAACAGATGATGCACAGGGCGATATGCGTGAAACGCAAAAGGACTTGGATGAGTTATTAGGCATGAGTCCAGACATGTTCAAGCATATTGTTGCTCTTAACACGTATACAGAACCATTCTTAAGTATGCGGGCTAATGATCAGCGAGCTATTATTGAGCAGTTGTTGGGCATTACACTATTAAGTGAAAAAGCAGAAACTCTTAAAGAATTAGTAAGACAAACTAAAGATACTATTACACAAGAAAGTGCAGACATAGAAGCGGCAAAGAAATCTAATGAAAATATTCAAAAAAGTATTGATAATTTGTTGACAAAACAAAGTGCATGGCACAATCAGCATCAACAAGAATTAGAAAAAATAGGCCGTGCTATTATCGAACTTGAAAGTGTAGATATCGATGCAGAGCTTGCAAAGCATGCGGAGCTCAAAGTTTACGAAGAAGCTTCGCAGAAGCTAAAAAGCCTAAATAAGGAACGGGCTACGTTAGAAAGCGCGATAGCGCAAGCGGAGCGAAGCGTTACGAAGTATAACGCCGAGCTTATGAAGTTGGCGAATAAGCAGTGCCACGCTTGTGAACAAGAATTGCATGATCACAAACATGAAGAAATGACTCAGATGGCACAAGGGCACCTTGACGAAGCCCGAAAATATTTTGCCAAGGTAGAAAAAGATCTTCAAAAAATTACTCACGATATTACAGAGTTAGGTGAAATCACAGGTCGTCCTGACACTTACTATGATACGTTAGAACAAGCACTCAAGCATCAGAATAATCTTAAAAACTTAGAAACTCAGCTGACTATTAAGGCCGGGGAAACTGATCACTATCAAGAACAAATTGACGAGTTGACTGATACTGCCTTACAAGAAATCTTGTGGGATAAAATCAATCAACTTAACAGTTTAAAAGAACATCAAGAGTTTTTACTTAAACTGTTAACGTCAAAAGACTCGTTTATTCGCAAGAAGATCATTGATCAAAATCTAGCTTATCTTAACAACAGACTTACTTACTATCTAGACAAGTTGGGCTTGCCACATACTGTTACATTCCAAAACGATCTGTCAGTGTTGATTACACAACTGGGTCAAGACTTGGATTTTGACAACTTGTCGCGTGGTGAACGCAACAGACTTATTTTAGGTCTGAGCTTTAGTTTCCGTGATGTATGGGAAAGTCTATATCAAGGTATTAATTTACTGTTTGTAGACGAGTTAATCGACAACGGACTAGATGCTTCGGGCGTAGAAGGTGCACTGGGCGTACTTAAAAAGATGGCCCGTGAACGTAAGAAAAACATTTTCCTAATCAGTCACAAGGACGAACTAATTGGCCGTGTGAATAACGTGCTTAAAGTTGTTAAAGAAAATGGCTATACCAGCTATGCTACAGATTTAGAAGTTACTGAATAATGAGCAAGCATGTAGAGCCGTCGGATCATCAAAATGAAGAGTCTCACGAAAGACTCATGGCGGCTTTTAAGGAATATTTTAAGGCAAATCAAAGATGGCATGCTAGAGGCACGAGACGAGCAGGCGAAAACATGCGCTACTGGCTAGCGCAGAT